GGTTGCGCCAGTGCTGTCCTTGAAGAACAGACCGGGGCTGGTGCTATTGGTGTTAAGGGCAATTTGGCCATCCGCAATCGCCGTTGTTGGGCGCTTGTTTGCGGTGCTGCTACGGATGTGCTTATGCGTGGAGGCCATTCCCTTAACTCCAACAGGACGGGATTACCTCAGCAGTTTAACGATGGTCAATACTCCCCGTCATCTAATACAACGTCGTAGGTTTCAAAAACGTAGGTGAAGTCACGCCAAGCGGTGTAGTAGTTGGCGTTTTGTACTTTCAACAGCACGTCACCAGGCTGTCCGCCGATTGGTACGTTCTCGGCGCTATAGACGAAAGACTCTGTACGGTGTGACATTAGTAGGTGCCATCGTCCACCACACCGATTGTCATTTCACCTGTGCTGTTGTCAACAAGTATTTCGGTACTTTCAAGCACGATGCCGCGTGTCACAGTAGTGGCAATTTGAACGCGACCCCAAAGCAGTTCCAGTGCATCACGTACATCCGCCACCCCAGTCATGTCGGGGTTGAAGTAGGTGCCGTCGCACAGAATGTCGTAGTCGTTAAAAGTGCCGCTGGCGCCAGACACCACAGCAACCTTGGTCCAGTTAGCTCCAGTGCCTTGACTAAGTACCCAGTCACCTACGGCCAGTGACAACGTGGGGGCAGGAGTTGTGCCAGTGCCCGCCGTTGTAACGGCAAGATAAACACCGTTGTTACTGGTATTGGGTGCTGCCAGTGCTTGCCCAACAGTTAGTCCAGCCTCGGTTCCGTACTGGTTAAGGGTGACGATCGTATTTGTGCTGGCGTTATAGGTGCCACCAAAACGCAGGTTGAGCTGCGTTGGAGAGCCGTAGCCCACCAGCAACCAATAACCGTTTGGCGTAGGGCTGACTGTACCGACCCAGATATATGCCGAGCGGTCGGATGGATTGACCCACCACTGACCGGCAAACTCAGGCGTTGGGGCAGTTTCGCTGACTTGGGCAATACCGTAATCAGCCAGTTGGGTTGCAGTAACGCTGTTTTCAGCTAGAAACGCGCTGCTGAACGTGCCGCTTGTGATCTTGCTGGCGTCAAGAACTGGAATATCCGCCGCTTCAAGTGTTCCAGCAGTAGTGGCGTGACCTTGGGCGTCAAGCGTTACTTTTGTGTACGTGCCAGGTGTTACAACATTCAGGTGATCCAGTTGGCTGCTGGCGTTCATTTGTAGGCCGGTGCCGACCTTGACCGTTCCAGAAACCGAGCCGGTAGCTACCGGAATCGAAACGTTTACAGCGTCCCAGGCAGCCCCAGTCCAGTAGTAAAGAACATCGTTATCAGTATTGATGTAATACTGACCCGTAAAATCTCCGCTCCCAGTTGGTGCGCCACCAGCAGTAATCGTTGTTGAGTTATTTGCAAGTTTTGCTGCTGTTACTGCATCGGCGGCAAGTTTGGTGCTACTGACTGCATCGGAAGCAATCTTTGCTTCTGTGACTGCTGCATTGCTAATCGTTGCGGCAAAAGTACCGGTGCCGATGCCGGTAACATCACCGGTTAGCTGAATTGTTTGATCCCCTGTATTTGTGCCACTGCTGGTGCCGCTAAACGTCGAGCCGTTTGTCCAGGTTCCGGTGGCGGTTGCCAGTGTGCCGAGACCTAGGGCTGTGCGTTGGGCTGCGGCGTCGGCAGCACCAATGACTGCCCGACCTGCGCTGGTGCAAGGGATTTCTTCGACAACACCAGAGCCTGCAGTGCTGCGACCCAGCACCTTATCCGTGGCACTTACGTCTTGGATCTTGGCGTAAGTAACCGCAGAAGATGCCAGTTCAGATGTACCTACTGCGCCAGCATCAATTGCGTCGGCTGTGACCGAATTAGTTGCTAGCTGATCAGCAGTAATTGCGTCGTCGGCAATTTTTGCTGTGGTTACGGCATCGTCAGCAAGGGCAGATGTTGCAAGACCAGCGGCATCAATCTTGGCCGTTGTAATTGCGTTATCCGCAATTTTTGCTGTTGTTACTGCACCAGTGCCGATGCCAGCTTCAGGTACAACAACTTGTGCGTAAGAACCAGCGCTATAAACCTGTAGGTTTGAAGTAGAGCTATTGAAATAACCGCGACCTTCAAAATTATCGGTAACTGGGGCAGTTGTATCAACAGCAATGCCGCTGTCGTCAGCTAATTTGGCGGCGGTTACAGCATCGTCGTCAAGTGCTGCCGTGCCGAGTTTGGTAACGCTGGCTTGGTCCAGCTTGGAAAGGTCAATCGAGCCAGCGTCGGCAAGGGCAATGCCGGCTTCGGTCAGATCCTTGACGGTGACTTTCTTGGTCTGGCTCGCAGAAATGTCCGCGATGGGCAGTACATCGAGACTTGCGACAGACGCCTCGGGTAGCGCCGGTAGCTGGGTAATCCTGGCGTCTGACAAGGCTCAGCTCCTAAACCAGCACATTTATCACCCATCTTAAGCGTGGTGACAGGCTCAGTCTTCTGTTTCCTGTAGCAGGAAGTCCAGCGACTGCTCCAAGCGGATTTTGTAGTCGTCCTCTTGCAGGATGTAACCGCTGGGTTTGCCCACGAGTAGCCGGATTTCGCCAGCACTAACAAAGTTGATCGTGCACTCGATCACCGAATCTGTGTTGACCGTGACTCCGGCGCTCGTCACCAGTGCACTGATTTCGTAATAAACGGTTTGTAGCGTGCTGTCTGTATCGTTGTCCGTTAAAAACAACGCGCAGTCAAATGCGGCGCCAAGGTCAACGCGCTGGATCAACTGGAGCATGAGCAGCGAAGTTTCTTCGATGCCCGAAGTTTCGTAATTAAATTGACAGTTGATCGTGCCATTGCCGCTAATCAGGCCGGCTGTGTATTGCTGCTTAAATTTGTCGGATAGGGTTGTAGTGTCGATTGCTTCACGGTCAGTATTTATTTCGTAGCTTGTAACGTTACCTAGCAAATTAAAATCAGCGTCGCGTACCGTAATTCCAATAGGAATTGGTGCACCAGAAAAACTGGCAAGGGATAGTTCTGTTGAACGGGTATTGTTGACGGCTTCGGCAAAGCTACGGAAAAACCGTAAACCACCGGCTTGGTTGACGTTGACGTAAAGACTGACCGCGTTTTCCGTTGCACCAGAGGCAGGCCAAGTCGCTACAGGAAAACACTCCAGTCCGCGTGGATCGTCGGTTGTAATGTCTACACGGTCTCCCGTAAGAAGATTTTCTAGTGAACCGTCAAAACCGAGGCGGTTAAGTGTTGTATTTACATCGTCCGGGCTGATTGCTGACGAAAAAGTCCCTTGCGCACTACGGCGAAGCTTGACTTTCCCGTACTGACCTAAAAATACGGTCATACGATTGTGCCACCGCTAATAAAATCGCCATCAACCGTGAACTGGATTGGAACTACCGAAAGTTCGCCTGTCGCAACACTCACAGAAGCGCTGGTGATGTAGGCATAAAAACTAATTTCGTCGTTAGTTCCACCGCCGACATTCAGTGTCAGCAACACACGGTCGCTTTCTGTAATTGCACCAGTTTTATGGATTTTGCTAAGTAGCGCGGTGAACTCGGTATAGGACGTGGACTGCCCCGTTTCAAGGCGGTAATACATCAGTGTGGCGCTACCCGTTGCGCCTTTGACACCGGGAGTAAAGGTATTGCTGACGCTATCAATCGTGTTGGTGCTAAGCAACTCCACTGTGGTGTCGAGGGACCAGTCGCGGATTTTTGCCACGGGCTTGCTGTTGTACACCAGCGAGCCTGTACGGCCTGTGTAGAAGCCCATGATGTGTTACAGCCTTATGGTCATGCTAGCAATCACACCACCGCAATCAATTTCACTTGGACGGTGCTACGTCCTGGGTAGACGCTAGTGACTTGTGGTGGTTCTGCGTAACGCCAAGCAGCGCCAGACGGAGCGTTCAGTGCTGCCGTCCCAGCGGACCAGCCGTTGAACACAGCGCCAGCCAGACCGAAAGTGTAGAACGTGCCCTGAGTTTCGTTGTAATGATTCAAAAATGCGGCGGCGTTTGCGTCTGTGATGTTTTCAAACGTCAGATCTAACGTCGATTCTGTGCGTAAGTTTCCGTAGCGGATCCGCACTTCAGCGCCGCTAAGCGCTTTGTACTGCTTTACAGGCCAGTCGCCTGGTGTGAACGACCGTGCTGAAGGGGTGAGATTGGGAAACGGCATGACTAGATCCCGACAGCGGAGCGGATCGCGTTATAGGGGTATTCTGTCGCAGACACGGACACCAGACCTTCCTCGTCAAGCTCCACCTGCTCCACCAAGTACGTGGCGGTGTAAGTGTTTTGTTGAGTGACGGAGAAGATTGCCCCATACAGTGCGGTTTGCGTGGTTGCACCGCCGTTGACAGTCAGCGTGGCAGTCTGAGTAGCTGGCTCACCAGCCTTGAAGTACACAATCGGATAATTTCCGTTTGCCAGGTTTTGCGTTGCGGTGATCACGCCCGAACTGCTGATCGAGCCGTTATTGAAGCGTGAGGCAGAAGTCTGTCCCAGTGCGACGGTAATGATTGAGCCGGGACCGATATTGGCGTTATCGAGAGTGGTTTTGAACTTGATAGCGTGTGTTACGTACTGACGCAGGGCGCGGATATATTTGCCAGCTTTTGTTGCGTGAGCTTCTGATGTGCAAAACGCCGACATATCGAAAGACTCCATCGTCTTGGTTTGATCGCCAAGTACAACGGTGCGATTTCGTGGGAATTGGTTGAGCAGGTTTTCACGCCAGATCATTTCGGCGCGGATTTGACGACGTTCGGAAATATCTAGGTACTCCAGTGAGAAGGACCCTTCAATGATGTTGCCTGCAGTAAACATGCCAGCCGAGCCACCTGCGGGTAGAGCAGGCAGCAAAGCCATCTTGCCGTTGCGCATCACAAAGTTCAGCAGGAAAAATGGCGCCGTCGATGTGATAAACGAACGAAGGTTAGTGCGGGCTGTGATGGCACCGTCGTAATACAGACCGTTGGCGTTACAGAACGAGTCGGCTTCCGCAAATGAGGCAGAGTCAATCATGCTGGAACTAATCCCTTCCACATTGCTGAGCAGGTACTGCACCAGTTGTGGGAAGCTGTTGCTGTTGTTGACGCCGGATTTGATCCAGAAGCGGACCTGATCAACGCTGCCGATGTTGCGGTTTGACTTCAGCGCAAGCATGGCGGTTGTTACACCGCTGTAGTTACCGATCGTGACGCCACCGATTTGATTGACGTAAACGACTTCGTGCTCAGGGCCTGAATCACAGCTATGGGTAATGGTGTTGCCGTAGTGGCTTACTTCAGCAAAAGCTGTATAAATTTCAAATCTGCGCCAGCCGCGTTCTTCTGCTGTTGTTGTCATGTTTTTTACTTCTGTAATTCGAAAACGCATACGCACATCTACGCGGCGAAACGGGTAATCATCCGGGATAATTCCCTTGATGTATGTATTGCTTACACGCACAACTTCTGGATAAGAGAATGTTTGACCGACCGCAAAAGAACTTTCTTCTTCGGGCTGTCCCTCTGTAATGTCAACCCCAATTACTTCCCAGCGTAAAACTGTCGTAGCCGGCTCGGGATTTGAATCTATAGCTATTACTTTGAGCATAAATTTAAGTTTGCCTCTATCTGTATTTCTAGTCAGTGTTTCGTTGCGACGTTGGCCTATATAGTCAGGTTCACCGAAAATTTCTGTTAAAAAGATACGCTTTAAACGTGCGTCCGTTGCATTAAGTGTTACAAGATTTTCATCCATGTCAAAGGTCAGCACACTGTCGTAAACAGCCTTTGTTGGAATTACATGAGTTTGCGTAGCCACTTGATCGCCCCAGCCGTTGCCCGTTAATTGTCGAACTGTAAAAAAGTCGTTTAGAGTATCCGTTGCCCTGTCCTGCCAAATGGGGTGTATATCTGCCTTTATTTGTAGTGATCCTACGGTTGTAAATGATGTCACATTTGTGTTTAATACATACAAAGATGTGATGTCAGTTTGCAAGATAGCACTACTGACAGGTTGGATTTGAAATTCGTACTCCTTATCGCTACTATGTATAACGCGGATTTGATGGTATTGATCAGTAGGTGTTGCACCACGGACGGCTAATACAGGACCTGCTGCTGACCAGTTTGTTTCGCCTACTCCACGCATATACACACGAAACATAGACACACGCGGAATATACTCGTTAATGTTTCCTAGGCTAAATTGAGTGTTGCTGCGATCGTAATTTTCAAGTGTTTGAGGATCAGGTATTGCGTTCATCAACGGAAGGCCATTTAGCCTTCCCCATACTTGACTCTTAATGCCTATTTCTGTTGCTTCACAACGACGGTTATTTCTAAAAGCAGCTACTACTGCACGGCATAGGCTATAGTAAGCAACTCCAACGTGGTTAGCAGCTGGTTGTCTATTGTCTGTAACAGGTTGTGTACCACGGATAGCCTCTTCTGGCGCCCCAGGGATGGCCGTATCTAGTTCCACGGTTACAGTTTTGCCGCGTTGCCACATATCGGCACTACGGGAAATTACTTTGACAAGTTTTTCACCGACGACAAATTGTTCCCCGTACTGTAAAACGTCATCTGCAGCAATGCACTCAGAGTCCAAGTGATCGTTAATATCACGGACCGTGATTGTGGTTCCAAGTTCAAAGTCATTTGACTTTGACGCTAGACGTTGTCCGCTAATGACAAATGTTGTACCTGTCTGCCCCTTGGCTCCTGTGATGACACCAAGTCGGCGAGGGTAACCGCGTCCCACGCCAGGCATCCCAGCTTGACGCCCAGGAACACCACAAATTTTGCGGCGTTCATTGCGGATGTCGTGTTCAGTTCGCTTTTCTACATCTTCGGGATAACTGATCACGCGCCAGTTGACGCGATATGCCGTGCCGTTAGGAATAGGATTAGCGACACCAAACTGTGTGCTATTTGAAGGTGTAAGGCAGGCAGAAAATCCGCCGCCGGCTCCACCGCCTGTGATTGCGCCAGCGTCGTAGTCGTACTTGGCGTTCCAGGCAAAGATGTAGTTGCTGGCTTGCTGGACCGATAGGGCGGTATTGCCGATAAATACGCCGGCGAGATCGGGGCTTGATACGCCGCCTTCACCTACGAGATAAACAAGTTTGACTGCTTGCTGATTGCCACGACTAAAGGCTCGACTCCAGACAAGTGGTGGCGCGACAACAACGCCGCCTGTGTTTCCGGTATAGCGGGTCCAGACGATTGGAATGGCGTCGCCAAATTCTGCAAGGTCTGCAAAGCCATCAAAACTGGTCGACTGCAGAAAACGATCCTGCCCAGTTCGACCGCGCCGCGTAATACTGCGTGACCGATTATCTTCTAACGCACTTGGTTTAGGCGTTAAAAAATAAGATATTGCAGTTGATGCGACACCAACAGCAAGACTGATTAACAGCGGGCCAAGCCA